TAGAACCTAATCTTAAACAAGTTTTAGTTACTCGCCAATTATTTAAAATGTTATTAGGCTTAATCCATTTTCCACTTTCATCGTGAATTAATAATAATAATTTCTCACCATCATAACTGTTATCATCTGTGTTCTTCCAATCTATTGTAGTATCTAATCCATATAACTCATCGTCATTAGAATCAAACATATTTTTTTTAGTAATCTTAGATGCAGGTATTCTAAATGCTAATTCAGTTTTAGGTTTATCCATACCATCCTGAATAGGTTTAAAAAAGAATGGATAGTTATTTGTAATAGGAACAACCTTATCGGTAAACATTTTTTTTGCATCAGAACCTGTCTTAGATAAAATACCTATTCTTGCATCTTTGGATATTGTGCCTGTGTTTGCACACTCTTCGCTACCCATATAAGAAAATCCTGAACGTCTAATTTTTAAGTAGTCCATTCCAAAACTTCTCTTGTCAGCTTTACAAGCTTCCCAAAACAAATACAATATTCTGTTTGCTTCTCTAAAATCAGGATAACCAATATCTATTTTAGTCCATTGAAGATACATATAATGGGAACCTGTAATATAAGTTTTAACTCCATTAGAATAAAACCAATGTCCTTTTTCTCTTTTTACAAATTCATCTTCGACATAATCTACCCATTGATTTTTAAATTCAGTAGCCATATCATTCCATTGGAATATAGATTGAATTTTAGATAAAGGTTTTGGAATATCTTTTCGTTCCCAATATTGTTTAGGACTAGACTTATCTCTTTTAAAACAATCTTTCGGAGTTGCAGGTAATCCAATTCTAAGTCCTTGTATAGAAACAACATCTCCAAGTGTACCATCTTTAGATATAACAATAATGTTATATTTCTCACTAACCCCATACTCCCACGACCTAGCTTTGTTCTTAGTTGTTAGAACATTTTTAGGTACAACATCACTAAGTAATGTGTATAGATTATTTTGAGTTTCTTTCTGCAAATCCTTGTTTGGTATCAGTTCTATTTGGTCCGTTATCTATAGCATCTAATGCTTCTTTTTCTGATTCAATTCTATTTAAAATTTCAAACGCATCAAAGATTGCTAACTTTTTAGTAGCTGCTGCATTCTTTAATCTATCCGCAGATATATCATCTTCAGGGTCGTGTTTAATAATCGCTTCCTTCGAAACCTTTATCAGTTGTTCCACCGCCTTGTAACCTGCTTCTATTATTTTTAATTTTATTTCTTTTGAATTCATTCTTAATTCGTTTGATTTTTTTTATTGGAACGTCTTGATAATCTTCATCATCCATCCAATCCCATTCCCGACTCATAACTTAATAGTAATTTGATGGTCAAAAATTCTATAAAGAACTTCCCCATCTACATTAAATTCGTATTCACTTTCGGGTTGAAAAGAAATTCTATCTCCTTTATTAACACCCTTACTAATTAAATATTTATTAGGAAACTTAACTAAGCCAACTAATGGCTCGTTAGAAATTGGTTTATAGATATACGAATCTTCAACATCAACAGGAGCAACAAAACAATTCTTGTCGTGTGCGTTCCACCCATCCTTGTTTTTATACATATAAAATTGTTCGTCCTCTACAAAAAATAAGTTGTCTTTAAAAAAACTTCTACCACTTACTTGTTTCCCTTTCATATTATTATAATACTTGAAAACATTATGGTGTACCAACAAAGTATTACCTACCTCTATAGGACCTTTGTATCCTAATGGTAGTGATATTACTTCAGCTTCTCGGTTTGAATATTTGTGGTCTTCTTGGGAAGTACTGATAATGAACTCAATACCTCCTATCTCTTTGGTGTTATTATATCTCTTACCCTTTACAGGTTTAACAATAAACGCAAATGGTGATTTCATAATTTAGTTTATGAGCCACAACCAATACAATCAATAGACGAATCAGTTGGCTTGACTCCATTTAATTTCATTTCAATATTATGAATTTCATCAGCAATACTCATTTGCTCAATAAAATCATCAGTCTTAGATTTTTTAATCTTAAGAACATCTATAGATGCAATCATCTCTTCGTTAGTCATACTAGAAATTTATATTATACTCTATAGAAATAGGCATAGTAGAATTAAATTCTTTCCATAATAATATTTCATCCTTTTGTTGAATGTAAATACAGACAGAATCTTTCTCTTTTCGTATCAAATGAATATGAAAGTTCCCATTTAAGATGTCCTGACCTACAAGGTAATGCATAGCACCCGACTTGTAATCAGGACCTACAGAAATTTTTCTTATATCCATTTTGTTTTTTATTATACGATGGCTACCGTACTAAGGTTCCCGGAATTATCAACTACTAATTGATATACGTTTCCGTTAGCTGAAGTAAGTTGTACCGTTTTTGTTACAGGAACCAAACCAATAATATCACCAATAGTATAGTTCATTGTAATGTCTTCATTATCAACGTCTGTTCCTATTAGCTTATCACTTATTGTTGGTGTTGCATCAATTGGGTACTTCCTTATTCTTGCCATTACTTAATTTTTTCTAGTTTAGGTTCTTTTGGTTTTTCAGATACTTCTCCTGTCTTTACATCAATCTGTGCATCTGCTCCATATACTTTAGCTAAGTCTTTTTCAACCATCATATAGTCAGCCTTTAACTTATTTATATTTTCAATTACACTTACTTTTGATAATTCAATATCTCCTAATTGCATTTTTAATTGATTAAATGCATTCATCATTGATTGAACTTTTAACAATTCATTCTCTTGAATCTTAACTTTTTTTACTGCTTTTTTCATTTTGTTATGTATTTGATTAAATTTATATATTACAAAGATACTTAAATTTTTATTGCTTTAAGTATTTATTTACCGGGGTCAGTCATAAGTGAATATACAGTAAGCATAAATGACGTTCCGTTATCTAGCACTACTGTTGCAAAAGGATTTCTTGACGTAGTATTTACAGACATAGACTTTATATTACTTGGTTCGTTCTTATCAATAGTTACAGGAAAACTACCACCTGAAGCACCTGTAAAACCTCTAGGTCCCTGTGAACCTGTAGCACCTTGAGAACCTGTCGCTCCCTTAGAACCTGTTGCTCCCGGACTTCCGTTCGTACCATTTGTTCCTGCCGTACCTGTTGCTCCACGAATCCCTTGAATACCTTGTCCACCTGTTGGTCCTGTAGAACCTGTAGAACCTTTAGAACCTGTTGCTCCCGGAGTACCTTGTAATCCTGTAGAACCTGTTGAGCCTTTAATACCTTGTGACCCTGTATTACCTGTAGCACCTTGGTCTCCTTTTCCACCTTGAGCACCTACGTCACCCTTGGCTCCATTAGAACCTGCTGCGCCCGGAGTACCTTGTAATCCTCTAGAACCTCCTGCTCCTGTTAAACCTCTAATACCTTGAATACCATTAGTTCCATTCGAACCTGCAGTTCCTGTTACACCACGAATCCCTTGAATACCTTGTCCTCCTGTGTCACCTGTTGCACCCTTGTCTCCATTAGTCCCATTCGTACCTGCGTTTCCTTTAGCACCTGTGTTACCTGTTAAGCCTTTATCTCCTTTAGCACCTGCTGCACCATTTGTACCTGCGGTTCCTGTGCTTCCTTTTAATCCTTGAATACCCTGTATCCCTTGTCCACCTGTCGCTCCTTTAGCACCTGCTGCACCATTTGTACCTGCGGTTCCTGTAACACCTCTAATACCTTGAATACCTTGTCCACCTGTTGCTCCTGCATCTCCCTTAGCACCTGTTCCACCTTGTTTCCCTATTGGTCCTTGTGCTCCTGTGTCACCTTTTAATCCTTGTCCTCCGGCTGCTCCTGTGTCACCTTTTGCACCATTTGTTCCGTTTGTACCTGCAGAACCCGTAGACCCCTTAGAACCCGTTAAACCGATGTCTCCTTGTCCACCTTGTTTCCCTTGAATACCTTGGTCTCCTTTGGCTCCTGCTCCACCTTGAGAACCCGTAGACCCCTTAGCACCTGTAAGACCTATGTCACCTTGACCACCTTGTATTCCTTGTATTCCTTGGTCTCCCTTAGAACCTGTTCCACCTTGAGAGCCTGTGTCACCTTTTAATCCTTGTATTCCTTGTTTTCCAACTGAGCCATCTGTACCTGCTGCGCCTGTCAATCCTGTAAGTCCTCTAGCACCATTCGTACCATTTGTTCCTGCAGCACCCTTAGAACCTGTTAGTCCAATATCTCCTTGACCACCTTGAATACCCTGAATCCCTTGGTCACCTTTTGCGCCTGTACCACCTTGAGCACCTTTGGAACCTGTCAATCCAATGTCTCCTTGAATACCCTGTAGTCCTCTTACACCTTGGTCTCCCTTTGCTCCGTTTGTTCCTGCGTTTCCTTTAGCACCTGTCAATCCAATGTCACCCTGTGTTCCCTGAATACCTTGAATACCTTGGTCTCCTTTAGGACCTGTAGATGTTGGAAGTTCAACAGAGTTACCATCACTAAGAGTTAACTCAGTACCTTCTAGTAACAACTCTTGGAACCTACTATTTATGTTTACATTACGACCTTTTACATCCGTAGTTACACTTATTGAACCTTGTCCTACAAAATTTAATGTATCACTATTACTCTCTGCAACAATATCTTCTATGCCTCCTGATGCCGTAATTGTTTTAAAAATTGCTTGCGAAGAACCTCTATCTGCGTTATTTAAAGTAACAGTACCTGATGTTCCACCACCACTCATACCTGCTCCTGCAGTTACTCCTGTAATATCTCCACCCGGTGTAGAAGTTATGTATCCTTGATTTTTTACCCAAGCAGTTGAAGCTGCTGAAGTTGAATCATTTGCAGTTTCTTTTGTTCCCACTATAGGAATTGAACTGAATGTTTTTGCACCACCAATAGTTTGTGTGCCTGTTGTTCTTATAACCGTACTATCAACAGTTATGTCATTTGCATTTGCGGTAATTCCTGAACCACCAATAACATTTAACTGAACATTGCCTATTGAGCCTCCACCTGTCATACCTGTTCCTGCATCTACTCCGGTAATAACACCACTTGCAGTAATAAGGTCAACTACTCTAGCACTATAAACAATATCATCATTATTGTTTTTATATAAAATTAAATCCTTAGCATCAATTTCAGTATTGTTTTCTGCAGCTTGATTAATTATATTGTTTACTCCGAAATATTGTACTTCTACTGTAACACTACCACTTGAACCACCACCTATTAATCCATTCTGTGCAACTACCTGCGTAATGTCTCCTGTTCCTGCTCCAATCAAAGACCTTACTTCAGCAGCAGTAATCCCGGAATTTAAACTAGGTATTACTCCATTTGATAATATAGCAGGGACACCCTGTAAAGATGCAGCCGTTATATATCCTTCACCGTTTACAAGTTGATTGTTGTTAGTAGGTATTGTTGTGCTA